ATGAGAGCCGGCGAGCAGAATGTGACTATGGCGAACAACGCCGATGTTATCCCTGAGGGTATTGCCAAAAGGATCCTCGACGAGGTGGCGGATATCTGTCCTATCCTGGCAGGCGCCGAGGTATATCATGAGAAAGGCTCTCTGAAGATTCCCAAGTGGACCAAGGCGAACAGTACTCACGATGTAACTGTGGGCTATGCGCAGGAGTTCACAAATCTGACTGCTGACAGCGGAAAGTTCGCCTCCGTTGATCTGGGCGGCTTCCTTGCCGGAGCTCTGGTGCTGGTAGGCAAGAGCGTTATCAACAACGCTGCTATCAACGTAACTGCCTTCATTATCCGCAAGATTGCTGAGAAGGTTGCACAGTTCCTTGAGGGCGAGCTCCTGAAGGGCTCCGGATCAAGTGCAGCACAGGGTGCCTGCAAGACCTCCAATGTTGTGACCACCGGCACAGCTCTGAAGCTCGACCTTGACGACCTTATTGCACTCCAGTCCGCAGTAAAGCAGGCTCATCAGAAGAATGCTTGCTGGACAATGAGCCCTAACACATTCACTGTCATCAAGCAGATGAAGGACGACAACGGCAGACCTCTCATCGAGCCTGACGTTTCCTCCGAATTCCCCTACAGGCTGCTTGGAAAGCCCGTACATCTCTCTGACAATATGGACGAGATCGGCGCAAACAAGCTGGCTATCCTCTACGGCGACTACAGCGGACTCTCTGTAAACTTCCGTGAGAACATCGCTATCGAGGTGCTGAGAGAGGCATATCACGCTCAGCACGCTATCGGTATCGACTGCTGGTTTGAGTTCGACTCCAAGGTCACTGATGAGCAGAAGCTGGCAGTTCTGAAGGTGAAGGCTTCATAAGCAAAATTTGACAAAAAAGCGCTCTCTGTGGTATAATTGACGCAGAGAGTTCTGCATGATACGGTAGGCGGTTCTATTCTTCCCTCGGAAACGGGGGTGAGTTAAGATGTCGATAATGGAATTACTAACATTACTTATGCTCGTAGTTGCACTGATCCAGCTTAACGATAACAAAAAGAAATGACCGCCCCACTTCCACATAGGGCGGTCATTTCATATGACAACTTATTGAGGGAGAACCGCTTGTCGCAGAACTCTCTTTTCTATATTATACCACCACGGAGCGGATATGTCAAGCACCTGTTTTCAGGTGCATTTTTATCGAAAGGCGGCGAAAATATGAAGATCAGTGAACTTACTTCGGAAATAGTCAAGGACTACTGCGGCATTTCCGATGAGGACAGCGATGACATCATCGGTCAGCTCCTCATTCCGGCTGCAAAAGCGTTCATCAAGGGCGAGACCAGTTTGACAGATGAGGAGATCGACCAGCACGAGGATCTTGCGATAGCTCTCTGTGTGCTAGTGAACGATATGTTCACTCAGAGGAATTATACTCTCAGCCTTCATCAGCAGGTATCGCCAACTGTCAGGACGATCCTTTCCATGTACGCCGTCAATCATGTAGGGTGATCCTATGGCATACAACAAGAAGATCGAGGTACAGGCCCTTGTCAGCGGAAAAGACAGGATCGGCAACGACCGTGCAGGCTGGGAGACCATTTTCCGGCCTTGGGCTGAGATCAACTGCGTGGGCGGTAAGGAATACTATGCAGCCGCTCAGGTCAATGCCCAGGACGATATGGTTTTCAAGATACGCTATACCAAAAAGCTCAGCGGCAAAAAGGCACCGGATATCCGTATCGTCTACAACGGAGATACCTACGATGTGAAGCACATCGACGACTATATGGAGCAGCACAGAGAGCTCGTTATCAGAGCCCAGCTGCTCAACGGAGGTGCAAGGAATGGCTGATATGATCACCCCGGAGGAGCTGGCACAGACCCTCGCAGACTATTGCCGTGGCTATACCGAGGAGATCAAGGAAGCTGTTGGCCAGGGCATTGAGAAGATCGGTGAAGAAGCCGTTCAGGAGATCAAAGAGATCGCCCCGGTGTATGCCGGCGAGAATACAGGCACGCCCAAAGGCGCATACAAGCGGAGCTGGACCTACCGTATCGACAAGGAACGAGGCGTGATAAACGTTACAGTCCACGTCAAGGGCAAGAATTACCGTCTGACTCATCTGCTGGAAAACGGGCATCTCAACCGTGACGGCACCACCCGTTCCAGAGCTATCCCACACATAAGCATAGCTAACAAGCACGCACAGGAGAAGGCTGAAAAGCTGATAAAGGAGCTGTAAATGGAGCTTGAAGTAATTTACGAAAGGCTGTCCTCACTGGAGCTCCCTGTTGCTTACCTGAAGTTCAACAGTCCTCAGGAGCTCCCCTTTATGGTCTACTACGAGGGCGGCACAGAGATCCGTGGTGCGGACGGATACAACATGATCCGCATAACGAACATCGTTATCGAGCTGTACTCAGATATAAAGCGTCCGGAGCTTGAACGGCAGATCGAGGAACTTTTCCGTGACACCGAGATCACGAAGCTGGCGGATACCTATCTGGACGGCGAGAAGATGTTCATGACATCGTTTTCATTTGAAACCATACAGTACATAGAGGAGGAATAACCATGAAAAAAGAGAAAAACCGCATTGCACTTGGCTCAGTTGACATCTATATGCAGGAGTTCACCGGCAATGCCATCGCTGACATTCCGGAAGATACAACTATCGAGACAGAAGCTAACCACATCGGCAGAACTAAGGACGGCGGAGAGGTGACATACTCCACCACCTTCTACAATGTCAAGTCCGACGACGGCAAGGCTTCACGCTCTGAGATGACTGACGACTCGGCATCGATCAGCTTCGGACTTATCACCTGGAATGGAGACACGATCAGCAAGCTGGTCCCTACAGCATCCGTGACAGTGACAGAAGGAAAGCGCCGTACCCTTATCGGCGGCGTTTCCAACAGCGACGGAAAGCGATACCTTATCCGTGCAGTACACAAGGACAAGGAGAAGGGCGACGTCCGCTACACAATGATCGGCAAGAACGTCAACGGCTTTGCAGCTTCCTACAAGCCAGGTCAGGAGACGACCATCACTCCGAACATCAGCGCTGAGCCCTTCGACGACGGACGACTCATCGTACTTGACGAGGATGAGGTTATTGATATTGCGCTGGACAAGAGAACTGCAACTGTTGCAGTAGGCTCCACCACAGCACTGACAGCATCGACCGCTCCTTCCGGTGAGACCGTCACATGGTCATCGTCAGATACAAGCAAGGCAACAGTCAGCAGCGGAACAGTGACAGGTGTTGCAGCAGGAACAGCGACGATAACTGCTTCGATCACTGTTGACGGTAATACCTACACAGACAGCTGCACGGTAACAGTAACAGGTTCATAACATGATTGCGGGACAGGGCGGGCAGGAGCTCGCCTTGTCTGCATATACAGGAGGCTATCATGAGAAGATTTGAATTTACACTCGACAATGGCAGAAGGCTGCATATACAGCCGCCTACAGTGAAGATGTACTACAAGGGCTATCTTACAGCTAAGAACGACTCGCAGCTTTTCCGCAGCATCGCAGAGATATGCAGCAGGAACGACGAGGCGGTAGATGTAGACGAGAGCTTCATCGAAGATAATTTCACCACAGACGATCTGGGACGCTTCATGGAGGAGTTCCCCAAGTGGATCAAGGGCGTTCGTGACAGCGACCCAAACTGAGGACTCCCTGTGCCCCTTCTGATGAGGAGCACAGGGAGCTTTTTGTAAACAACAGCAGCGATGTGAAGGTGGTCTCTGACTATACGGCTCTCAGCTTCCGAGAAGTGGGAGAGCTGGAGCTGTTCGACTACTACGGCTATCTCCATGATGCAGTAGTGTGGAATTGCAGCAGAACAGAAGCAGGCAGAGACTACCTTGTGTCTGCGTATAATCACAGCCAGACAGAGCCAGACCGCAGTGCTCTGAGGGCTAAGCTGGGAGGCGGAAAACGTGGCGGGTAATGCGATAAAAGGACTGACGATCAAGATTGGAGCTGATACCACCGGCCTGGACACAGCTCTGAAAAACATAGAAAAAGCTGGAAAGAACACTGTGACAGAGCTGAAAGAAGTTGGCCGGGCACTGAAAACCTCTCCAGATTCTGTCACACTGTGGGAGCAGAAGCAGAAGCTGCTGAACTCAGCTCTGGAGGAAAGCCGGAAAAAGCTGAAACTGCTGGAAGACTCACAGGAGCAAGTCAACGAAAAGCTCCGGAAGAAAGAAATCGGTGAAGAGACCTACCGTGCCTTTCAGCGTGAGACTGAGTTTGCCCGTGCTGAGGTGGAAAAGTACGGCAAACAGCTTGGTGAGGCTGAGAGTAAGGTGGATGAGCTTCGGAGGGCATCTGACTCCGCTGCCGATGAGGTAGAAGGCCTAGGCGATGAGGCCAAGAACGCCGGAAGGCAGGCAGAGAGCTCAAGCGAAGGCTTCACTGTCATGAAAGGCGTCCTTGCCGACCTGGCAGCGGACGGCATAAGACTTGCCGGAAGCGCTCTGAAGGATTTCACCAAAGACGTTATCGACACCGGAATGACCTTCGAGGCGCAGATGTCCGGTGTGGGCGCAATATCCGGTGCAACTGCCGAAGAAATGGAGCTGCTGAATGACAAGGCAAAGGAAATGGGCGCCACGACGAAATTCACGGCAGCTCAGTCCGGCGAAGCCTTTGAGTACATGGCAATGGCAGGCTGGAAGACTGAGGATATGCTCAGCGGTATAGACGGTATTCTCGCACTGGCAGCAGCTTCCGGCGAGGATCTGGGCACGACTTCTGATATCGTGACAGACGCTCTCACTGCCTTCGGTCTGACTGCTTCCGATGCCGGACACTTTGCTGATGTCCTTGCGGCGGCAAGCTCGAATGCCAACACCAATGTGAGCATGATGGGTGAGACCTTCAAGTACGTCGCCCCTATAGCCGGTGCTCTTGGTTACACCGCAGAGGACACCGCCGAGGCTATAGGTATCATGGCAAACTCCGGAATCAAAGCTTCGCAGGCCGGAACAGCTCTGAGAACGATTATGTCAAACCTTACCAGCGACTTCACTATCCAGGGCGACGCTATCGGAGAAGTGACCGTTAAAACTCAGGAAGCTGATGGCTCCATGAGGAGCTTTTCTGAGATCCTTGCAGATACCCGCACAGCTTTCGATGGCCTTACTGAGTCCGAGAAGGCTCAGCAGGCAGAGGCACTTGTAGGAAAGAATGCTATGTCAGGTTTCCTGGCCCTGGTGAATGCAGCTCCTGAGGACGTAAACAAGCTGTCCGAAGCGATAAACAACTGTGACGGGGCAGCTCAGGGAATGTCCGACACTATGGTGAACAACCTGCAAGGCGACATCACCCTGCTTGACAGCGCTGTGGACGGCATGAAGATAGGTCTTTCCGAAGAGCTCACCCCTGTTCTCCGGGACACTGTGCAGTACGTCACAAAGCAGATGCCTGCTGTGCAGAAAACGCTTACCCCCATATTCAAAGTCGGAGCTGAGGGAGTTTCCTTCCTGGTGAGGAATATCCCAACGGCTGTATCACTGCTCAAGGGTGCGACACCGATCATAGCCGGCGTGGGAGCTGCGTTCGGAGCCTGGAAGATCGCTGGTATCGTCCAGAGCACGACCACAGCTATCCAGGGTATGAATATCGCATTGCTGGCAAATCCCGCAGTAGCTGCTACAGCTGGAGTTGTAGCGCTTACAGCAGCGATAACAGCTCTTGCATTGGCTTCAAAGGACGAGAAGACCATAGCAGATGAAGTCGCTGACCAGTTCAAGGAACAGCGTCAGGCTATCGAGGACACCCGGGACGCCATAGGCAAAATGAAAAGCGATCTCAACGATCACGCTCAGGACATCGAAGCAGAGACCGCCCGCACCGAGGCTCTCTGGAAGGAACTTGACAAGCTCACTGATGCCACAGGAAGGGTACAGGACGCCGACCGTGTCAGAGCAGAATATCTCCTAGGTCAGATGAATGGAGCGCTGGGAACTGAGTATACGATGACCGGCAATCAGATCAATAATTACAAGGAACTTTCATCGCAGATAGACACGGTAATCGCAAAGAAAAAAGCGGAGGCCTATTTGGATGACTACCTTGCAATGGCTTCCGGAATGGCTCAGAACAAAGAAGATGCCATGCAGCAGTATTCCGACCTGTACTCTCAGGAACAGGAAGCTGAAAAGGAACGCACTGCGGCTGCTATAGATTATGAACAGTTGACTGGTCATTCGGTAACTGCCTATGATCCGAATGACCTTCTTGAGAGTAGAACAGCCACAAAGGAACAGAGAGACGCTGCAAACAGGTTCCTTATCGCCAAGGCAAGAGAGACCGAAATAAAGTCAGAGATGAATCTGGCAAGATCCACATATCTACAAGCTGCTGATTACTTCAACAAACTGGACGAGGCTGAGACCGCTTACGCCGAGGAGCGCTTCGATGACATTTCCAGCATACTGTACGCTCAGCAGGATGCCAATTCTGAGATACTGAAAGACACTGAGGCCTCACTGGAAGAGCGTGTAAGCGCCTATGATGATGCGATAACACAAACCACAGGAAAGATGAAACTGGCAGTCAAGTCGGCTTCTCAGGAAGAGGTCAATATGATCCTTTCGGCTATGGAAGAGACCGTCAAATACGGCCAGCAGGCTGGGATAAAAGGCAGAGAGCTTTTCTCGCAGGAGTTCATCGATGGTGTTCAGGAACTCTTGGACAAGGGCTTCGATATTTCAGAGCTTGCTTCCTGGGCCAAGGACTCAGGAGTGGATGTCGGCGATGTTTTCAAGGAAGACTTCACTGAAGTAGTCCAGAAGCAGCTCGACAAAGGGTATGACATCGGAGCACTCCTGCGCTGGGGACTGAACAGCGGTGCGGACGTGGGAAACGATTTCAAGAACAACTACACTTCCATTGTGCAGTCACAGCTCGATAAAGGGTATGACATAAGAGAACTGCTCGTTTGGGGTCAGAATAGCGGTATAGATATTTCAACACTGTTCACAGATGAATTCACAAGCAAGTTCCAGTCGGCGCTTGATTTTGGCTTCGATTGTACAGGACTGATCCAGTGGGCTACCGACAACGGTTGGGATCTTGGAGAAGTATTCGGAGACAGTTTTCGGACAGCTTACACTCAATACATTTACGCAGTTGATGACCTCATCCCTGATAACATCAACAGTCAGTGGGATGCAGAACAGCGCAGATTGGGGCGATATGCAACCGGCGGACATCTCGGAATAGGTCAGAGCGGTATCATCGCCGAAGCCGGCCCGGAATTGTTAGAGGTGATGAACGGCGGCGGGCGCATCACACCGCTGACCCGGAGCGCCCAGAATACGCCGGTGCAGACCTCTCCGGGTGGAGCAGGCGGCTCTACAAAAATCTACAACAACTACATTTCGGCCACTATCAAAGACAGCTACGACGTCTACAAGCTGGCCGAGGATATGTCCACGGCTGAGCGGATCATGGACGCAGCGAAAGGAGTGTGAGCATGGGCTACATCATTTTTAACGGCTGGAACTCCAGCGATGACCTCATCATCACTAGGCCTCTGATCCGACCAACGTGGGGCGCCGAGGTCACGGAGGTCACCCGTCCGGGAGCTCCCCGAAAAATAATGCAGGTTTCGGACAGCTACGCCAACGAAAATATGACCATCGAGGCGGCTGTTTTTGACGCTACACCGGAGAGAATCCACCGGATATATCAAGCACTCAGCGGCTATGGGCAACTTGTGCTCAGCTCATCGCCTCAAGAGATACTTACCGCATATCTTAGACCTATCATACCGGAGGCCGTGGCACTCCAGGCCGCAGCATTCGCTCTAACGGCCACTCTCCAGCCATTTGCATACTCAGCAGTTCCTACCACGGCGACTCTCAGCACTGCCTACAGCGTGATCATCAATCAAGGTACAGTCTGGTCGGCGCCGGAGATACGCTTCACACCTTCGGCAGCCGGCGAAGTCTCCTTGGATATAAACGGCCAGAACTTTGTGGTCAACATCCCGGCTGAGCTGGTCGGCAAAGAGATCATCGTGGACAGCGATGTGCAGGTGACATACTACGAGGATAACGGGGCGAAGGTGGCCGTGAGCCAGTACACGAAGAACAACTATCCGCTGCTGCATACCGGCAGCAACGTCGCCAGATACACCGGCAGTGTGACGGGCGACGTCACGATCGATGTGAGAGAGAGGTGGCTATAATGATCACAGGCACTGGAACGCAGGGAGATCCGTATCGTCCCGATACCTGGGAAGAGATCTTACAGTGTACTACGGCAGACTATGTCTACACGGTATTTCCGGTTAAAGTATCGTCTACACCGACTAAAGATGATACTGTAAAACCATGGAAAAAATACTTTGACTCGTCCGGAAATGCGATAAGCGAGCCGAAGACCAGCGAAATCAAGAACTATTACGAAAACACTTTTTTGGTTGACCTTAACGACTATTATCCGAACGGAATACCAACGGCCGGGATCTATCTTAAAGGTTTCGTTGATGGAAATGGAGCGACGATCAAGAATGCTCACTATGACGGCGATGCTCATGCGATAATCATGTCTAATGCTGATTCCAAAGGGAAAATCACCTACCTCAATTTCATAGATTTCTACTTCAAGGCCACCCGTCGTGGCGCAACTCTAATAGGTGTAAGACCGGATGCAGCAGACAACGGCACTTTTTCCGGCGAGGCTTTTTACGGCTGTCAGTTCTCCGGTGTTTTATCATCGACCGATGTAGACTACTGCGCTATTACGCAGTGTGGATATACAGGATATATAACAAGCTGTGCTTACAATATCAAGGGTATATCCAGAGGCTGTAATCTCGATACAGGCAACTATGTTGCACAGCATAGAAGTTGTAATATTGTGTATGAGGCTGCTTATGGCACATCAATGGCTCTCGTTGACTGCTTCGTCGAGGGGAGCGCCCCTGAATTGAACATTTATTCCAAAAATAGCAGTCAACCGAGCAACACTTCAATTCTCAACTTCACTGGTGATACATTATCAGGAACAAGAACGTATCAGAATATGATCCTCGTGAATACGGACAGATACAGCGGCACGTTCCCCACCGGCTGCATCGGAGTCACCGACGAGCAGCTTCATGACGCTGCCTACCTCAGCAGCATTGGCTTTCCGATAGGGGTGAAAAAATGAGCTGGTATATTGGAGAGGACGGGTACCCCACGAATGACGAGTTCACAGACCTGCCTGCGGCTCCGATGACTGAGCCCTGGCCTTATGCGTACTGGAGGATAGACCCACTGATCAATAACGGCTATCCATATCATGAGCTGATGCCCGGAGTAGTAGGCATCGGTGTGGACATATGGGCGCTTGAGAGAGAAAACGTGATCCGCTGCTACGACATCAGCACACCGCAGACCGGCTTCGACGGCAACGGGTTAGCAATTTTGGACCCGATAAGCTGTATTGAACATCACGATAATGATCGCTGGGACATCGAACTCACTCATCCTATAGATGATTGGGGAAAATGGAAAACGCTCCTCGTCGAGAACATCATCAAGGTCGACGGGCAGCTTTTCAGAATTGATATCCAGCGTCCCCAGCTCAGTGAAGGAGGGCGACTGCATTATATCCACGCACGGCACATCACCGGCGACATGGCCGGAGACCTTGTGGCAGATGGAAAGGGCCGCTGGACCGGTGGCAGTCCGACAGGCTTTGTCAAATACGTCATGATCGCATCGCATCAATACGATCCGCCGATGGAGAATTACTATCCCCGATATCGTTTTGACGGCTACACAGACTACACCGAGCGCATCGGCCCTATCGACCTCACGGCTACAAGTCTGTGGGGCTCGTTGGTCGGCATTGACAACTGCTTGCTCAACGTCTTGGGCGGTGAACTCTACATCGACAACTTTTACTTCTCAATTTGTAAACGTATGCAGTTTGCGAAAGACGGCGCATTTTATCTCCGTTACTCTTTAGATATGACAGAGATAGAGTATGAGGTGGATTTTACTGAGCTGGTGACGATTCTCATTGTTGAGGACAATTTTGGAAACTGGTCGGCCTCTTCTTATGTGTCGGGAACACAATGGGCTATTCACCACCCCAGGACTAAATATATCAAGCTTACATATGCCGACGACCTGGGCTACGACGAAAACATGGAGCGTCTTAACCGAGACAAAGAGGCGCTCTGGGCTCAGCTCTCAGTGCCGAAGGTCACAGTCACGGTACGGCTGGCAGCCTTAAAAAATGACCCACGATACAAGGATTTCCAGCAGCTGCAAGACTACCGCTACGGCGACCGTGGTACGATATACTGTCCGGATCTGGAACTGGAGACAGAGATGCAGATCAGTGCCGTGGAGTACGACAGGGTCACCGGTGAGATCCTCAGCATGACATTAGGCTCGCTGAGAGCGTCCCTTATCAGGCCTAGCTTCATGGGAGCAACTGTTAGCAACGGACGATCTCAGGAGGACAAACAGGCGGCAGCTACCACAGCAGCACTATACGATCTGACTACCAAACAGATATCACTTAGCATTCGTAGTATGGCAGCATACGCTATATCCGAACTGGAGAAGCGTACTATATCAGAATTGGAGGGATAGCATGGCTACCACATACACACCAAATTATCACCTAGGCAAGCAAGAGGACCATAACGACAAGTTCGATATGAACGTCCTTACTCAAAACGCAGACATCATCGACACCGCTCTGCATGATCTCGACACCGGCAAGCAGGACGCAGAGGATGGCATGGGGCTCTCGCAGGAGAGCTACACGACTGCGGAGAAATCGGCCTTAGCACTAATCAATGCAGCATTCCCATATATGCTGACTAGAGGCACCACGGTCATGAATGCCGACTCCGGATTTGGTTTCAACGACATCAGAGAGACCAGCTACATACGATACACGGCATCGGCGGTCGACAACCCTGTAGCCAATGCCTACGGAATAGTTTTTTCATTCTTTTTCTCTACATACGGTGTGCAGATTGACTTTGCGAACACATCAGCCTTGGGTTGTCAAATGCTCTACCGCTTCTCGGCAGACGGCGGCAACACTTGGCGGACATGGTACCTTGCAGCCGCCACGCCGCAATCATAGGAGGAGACGGCTGTGCAGTACATAATCATGATCACTATAGTGCTGGGGCTGGCCTTAGTCGATTTTGTTTTCGGCTTCTTAAAGGGCTATGTCCAGCGGAATATCAATAGCCAGAAAATGCGCCAGGGCGGAGTTAACAAGCTCTGTGAGCTGATAATAATGGTGGCTGCCTGTGGGCTGGAGATAGGCATACACAAGCTAGGCCATTACTATGCCAATGATGAGCTGGAGACGCTCACCACTGTCGTCGGTGTGCTGGCAGCACTGGCAGTATGCGGCTATATTACTCTCATGGAGATCGTTTCTATATTGGAAAACTATGTGGAGATCAACCCCGGTGCCAGGTGGGCTAAGAAACTGCTGAAATTCCTGAAAGTTGTTGAAGAGGAGGATAACGATGAAAAAAGGGATTGACGTTTCACGCTGGCAGGGCGACATCGACTGGAAGAAGGTCAAGGCTGCCGGTATCGAGTTCACAATTATCCAGGCTGGCTACGGCAGGGAGCTGTCCCAGAAGGACGAGAAGTTCGAGCAGAACTACAGCGGCTGCAAGGCGGCAGGAATGCCCTGCGGCATCTACTGGTACAGCTACGCCCGGACTGAGGCGGAGGCGGAGCAGGAAGCTGCGGTCTGCCTGGAGATCATCAGAGGACGGCAGCTGGAGTACCCGGTGTTCATTGATGTGGAGGAGCCTGCGGTGCTGCGGCTGGGCAAGGCTCAGGTCTCCAAGACCGTCCGGGCGTTCCTGCGCAAGGTGGAGGCGGCTGGCTGGTTTGTGGGGCTGTATACGTCAGCATACCATCTCCGGGACTACATCGAGGACGACATCAAGCAGCGGTACACGGTCTGGGTGGCGCACTACGGCGTAAGCAAGCCCGACTACAGCGGCAGCTATGGTATGTGGCAGAAGTCCAGCACCGGCAGCGTGGAGGGTATTTCCGGCAACGTGGATCTGGACGAGTGCTACACCGACTACCCGGCAAGAATCATGGCGAAGGGGCTGAACGGCTTCCAGAAACAGGCTGCTGCTCCTGTCAAGGCCAAGAAGCAGGTTACTCTCATCATCGACGACAAGAAATACTCCGGGCTCCTGGAAGAAGCATGAATCGACAAAAATCACGCATTGACAGACGGGCAGCAGTGTGGTATACTTGACAGGTCAGCGGTCTCAGCAACTGTCTCTGCACTGCGCTTCAGCAACATATTTCCTGCGCTGACAAGAAGACTCCCCTCCGGTTTT